CTCCCGAAGCATTTGTTTGTACGCGGGTTTTATTTTGTCGTTTAATTTATATTTTCCCTTTGCGATTTCTATGTATTCGTGTTCGCCTACGAATTCAGCAACTTGTAAAAGTTGGACTATTTGATTAATATAACTCATTGCCTAATAATTATTATTTCTTGCGTTTGTTCGCTTCCGTTGCTACCTTCAAAAGTTACAGTAATTGTAATTACATTGTTACTACCTTCGGTGTTTAACGGGTTTCCGTCTTCCGCTATTCTTAAATCGCTATTTTCGGTTATTCGTTCTTCGTTACCCGTTGCAGTTGGCAAAATAAACGTTACTCTTTGACTGCTCGTTATCGGTGCGGGTAAAATTACTTCGGGGTTTGAACTTGTAAAACTTGCTCGTATAGTGTTACCCGTATTTGGTGCTAACTGCGGAAATGTAATCGGAACCCCTACGCTTGGCACGTTTGGTTCGGTGTTAATTATTCTCGCGGGCATTACGGGCATAAAATCGTTCAATAGTTGGAACGTAGTTTCTCCCGTTACTAGATTCGTTTTCATTTCGTTAATTAAATAACGCTTGTCCCGAATGATTAACCTATCGTTTAACTGCAACCCAGTAAGAATTGAAACGGGTAAATTCGCCTTAATAGTTGTTAGCCTATTTTTTGGATTAAATAAGTTAGTCAAGTAAGGAAAATAATACGTAGCAAATATGCTTTGTTGAATCGGGGTTAACCAATAAGACGAAGTTTCTGGCGCAAAGTTGGTGCTATACTTTATTCCGTTGTCGGTTAAATCTTGTCCGAACATCGTATAGTCATTTGTAAGGTACAAACTACTTCCATCGGTAAAGTGTATATGGTCAACTAAATTAACACCGCCATATTTGTAAAGTAAACACGGCTTAGGTATGTAAGGCGCAAAGGCGCTATCTAACGAATATCCTACTTGTAAACCCGTTGGAGTTCCACCGCTTGTAAATTGATTAAATAAAAGATTCTCAAAAGGAACTTTAATAGTAAATTCCCCGCCATCGTACGGGTATTGGTATTCCGTGTTTCCGTATTCCTTTAAGCCTTGCTCAAAGAAGGCTTTGTTCATTAACGAATTGGATTGCTCGAACGCGAAGCCAATTTTTTTGTAAAGTTTTACGCGGTCTATTCCTATTTCTGTTTTGTCTGTAAACTCGGTTATATCTATTACCGCACCCGCTCCGTACCAATCATCTAAAGGGACTATTTCGTAAGTGTTTACACCCGTACCAAAACACGTTAAGTTAAATTGCTTTAAGATTCCCGAAATAAAATCATTCACTTTCATTTGTGGCGCTAACTGCGCTAAGTCCGTAAATGCGGTAAGGTTTAACGTGACATTTGAATACCTAATAAATTCAGTTGTAGGAATGGGGTTCACGGAAGTAATATAAGTTACTTCGTATTGTATTTCCGAATCAAACGTTAACGGGAAATTTGAACGTATGTAAAACTCATAAACATCGTTTAAGCCTTGAACGTTAGTTACTAAGGCAAGTCCATACGAAGCCGCTCCCGTGCCTTGTGTCGTAGAAAATAACGCTCCGTTTCGGTAGGTGTCAATCCAATAAGTTATAGTAGGAGAACTAACGGAAGTAACGTCTAACGTGATTGAATGCTGTAACCAAACAGCGCCATTAAAAAACGGGGTTGTAATTTGGTTTAACGAAGAATCAACGTATAAATTAAGCGGGTACGTTGGTATAAATTGGCTTACAATTGTATCTAAGTCAAGTTGTTGCGGTTGCCCACTAAACTCGAACGAATTTTTATTCTTATACCACAAATATGCTTGAGTAAATTTCGGGTCGCTTAAGAATGCACCAGTAAAAGTTACTCCGTACTGAAGTCCGATAATATCAAAAATAGATTTTACCCTAACCGCAGGAAATAACTCGGTGTAGTTAATTGCTCCCGAATTCGTGTGTATGTCATTACTTCCCGAACCCATAAATGGTATTAACCACTGCGGTACGTTACTTTGTGGTTGCGTACTTAAATACTCCCATATTCGATTAGACGTTATGAGCGGGTAACATACATCCCAATCCGTTCCGTAATTAATTATCCGTTGAAATACCTCGTTAAACGTGTAATCGTGGTTTATAGTTGTATAATCTAGGTCGCTTAAAAGGTCTTCGCCTACTAAATCTTTAAGCGTGGTTACATCGCCGTAAAACGTTATCGTGTATGAGTTAGGTTGTCCGTTTTTTAGTTGACTTTTTTCCATTTGGATTTTACCCCTACGGAAGAAGGTCATATCTATTTCTATGTACCCGTCTAAACGTTCTTGGTAGTTAATTGAACTATTAACCGCGTTTTCGTAAAAGTATTCCCAAATAGCGTTATTTCGTGCGCTCGTTGGAATTGTAAACGACTGCGAAAAGTCCGTAAACGTTTTAGAAATGTCTTGAATGTTTTGAATCGTAGAATTTACTTCTATTGTTTCGTCGTTGAATAAATCTAACTCCCTACCCTCAACAAAGATTCGAACTTGCCTTTTCATTAGATAACGTTATTTATAAGGTCGGTTGAACTTTCGAACTCAAGAACGTAATTTATTTTTTTGTTGTTTATGTTCTTTTGTTTTTCGAATTCTTTGGTCTTCATTTTAACGGGTTGCCCGTCTAATAAAATTCGTTCGCTTAAAAGTAGTTGCTGAATGTTTGAGTTAAAGGATTCGTCAACCCAACCCGTGTTAGTGCGGTAAGATATTAACCCGTTTGTGTTAAATGTTTGTCTTTGGTTTAGGTTCGTATTATAACTTGCGAACGGACTTGAGAATTCTTGCATTAAGTTAAACTCGGTTGCCGAAGTAGTTAAACTTTCAAACGAAGCCTTAAACATAAATTCACGTTGCCAAGCGCCGTATTTGTTTATGAAGTCAATAACTACGGGAGTGTACAAACATTCTTCCATTGGGTAGAACGTAGATTCCCAAACAACCGCCGAACCTAATTTAATTCTTAAAATGTTACCCGTTAAATAGTAACTTGGGTAAACCCTGTAAAGATTGTAAACATCGTCCGAAGCAATCGTATACGAATGCGTTAAACCCGTTTGAAGTTGCTCGTATTCAACCGTGTAACCCGTAGGTAAATAAGCCGTAAAAGTTCCTGCGCGTTCAAGTGGGTTAACCGAAGGGTTGTTATTCGTGTCCACCCAATAGTAATAACTTTTTTCTTCAAGGTGGTAATTTTCCAACTGCATTGGGTTCATCCCTTCCGTATAATATCCGTAGCCGTCAAACGCTCGATAAGTAAAAGTATCTAACAAAACGTACGTACTTAAAACTAACTTGTAACGCTTTACGTCAACCATTACGTATTGACTAACATTTAGTAATGCCGAATCCGTTGCGTAATTGTTTATAAAAGTATCGTGGGTTATGTTCTCAAGTAAATACGGACTTATATTGTAAAGCGTTTGTGTATTGTTACTCGCGGGGATTAACTTTTCAAGTGTGTAGCTTGGTGAAGTTGGTGGAGTTGTTCCGTTTGGATAAATGTAAAGTTCGACTTTACTTCCGCTTTGTCCTACTTCGTTAACCTCAATTATAAATGGAGAACGTGCATAAATGTTAGTAGCCATAATTCTTAAAATTTTCTTTCATTATTGTGTCAAAGGTTTCTTGTGCTTCTAATCCGTAAGCGTCTATTAATTCGTTAGGTAAGTTCTTAAATGCGTTGTTAAATGGTCGTGTAAAAAACAAAGAAGGCTTTATTCCTTTTTGCCAAATGGAACGCGTAATAATAAATGCGGTTGCATCAGTACTTAAGAACCTTCCGCCCTTATCCCTAAATTGGATTCGCCTTAATTTAACCCACTTTTTTATACCTTGAGTTAAACCGCCTTTTTTACCTGTACCCGAACCGAACTTGAACCCGCTTAAACTTTTACCGCTGCTTACCCCCTTAACTCCTTGGTCTTGGTAAAATCCGTATTCTTCCATTTGAAAAAAGAAACGAATCGAATTCGGCATTACCTTAATTTCTGCACCTAAAGATTGTTTAAGTTTACCCGAAGCGTTTTTACTACGTAGGTTGCTTTTCGCTTTAGCTATTACATAGTCGCGAAATTCCTCAAGTGCTTTAAGTTGTAACTCCTTGTCCATTAACAACGTGTCATATCGTTAGGGAAATCAACGTCAAAAGTCATAGCCCAACCCGCTAAGTAATTTTCAAAGCGTTCTATAAAAGGTTCGCAAGTAGGCGCTCCGTTTAAGTGGTATAGGTTGTCCCAAATGTTTCCGTGTTTAAGCATCTCAAACGCTCGGTTAAGAATTGCTAATTGCGTATTCAAAACGTCTATTTCGTTATCCGCAGTTTCGAACGAGTTAGGCGCTTCTTCTTTACGTTGGCTTACGTTATCCATAGCCATTAAAGTAACGTTCGCAGTCATTACGTTATGGTTAAAAGTAACTTGGTTTACCATTACGTGAACCAGTGGAAAAATAGTTTGCTTACCTAAGTCCACGTTAAAGATAGAACCTTGCGAAACGGTGTTAACTAACGGGTCGGCGTTAAAGTGTGTTCTAAGTTCGTTTAGTAAAGAATAGTATCCGTTCATTTGTAACTTTTTTTAATTTCCATTAATTCGATTTCGTTTTTTTCTGCTTCGAATGTGAGATAGGTAAGACATTTATATAATCCGTATTTAACAACCTCGTCATATTTTGTAAGGTCTCCTTTAGCAAGTCCATAGATTGAGCTATACCATCCCCACTTTTTTCCGAATTGAGTTCGTGCGCTAAAGTCGCTTGTTCGGTCTCGCTCATCGTCTTCAGTTCCTTCTCTAAATAGTTTAGGGTAGCGCTTAGTAACTCGCTTCCTAAAGTCCAAAAAAAAACCGAAGCCGCGATTGCTACGTCCATAGGCGCGTACTGCATTAGTTCCGCGTATTCGCCTGCGCCAGTGTATTCGATTATTTCGTATTTATCCTTATTCCGTATTTTGATAGGTCGGTACATTACCGCCATAGCTTTATGGAAATCGTCCCACTTCGCTAAGTAGTTATCTAAGTCTACGTATTCGCCAAAACTTATATTTTCTAAATCGGTAATAAACCCGAATTCAAGGTCTTTAATCTTAAACGTAGGCTTAAATTTTGGTTTCTCCGCGAATATATTTTTGAAGTGAATAATTAAGTCGTTAACGCTTGTTAGTTTCATTTTAACAACGTCTTTGAGTTCTATTCCGCAAAATATCTCAATCATTTTCTGCGCGATAAATTCTTCATCGTTTGAAGATTGTTGTAACTTCAGGAACTTTTGGTAGTTCACTAAAGGAATTTCGCTAATTGAACTCGGTACGGTTATTTCTAACTTCATATAGTTATAATTATTTATTCGTGTTTTTGTAATTCACAACGTATTCGTGTGCTTTAATTAGCAATTCAAAGTTAGCCGTAAAGCGTGGCATATTGTTAAACACTATTCGAACCCGTTTGCCAGTGCGCTCGTAAATGTATTCCTCTACGCGAGAAATCATTACTTGCATATCGTTTGTTTTATCGTATTGCATAGCTTCCGTAATTTGAGCCTATTCCAAGCGTTTCCATTTCGTGATAACGGAACGCATCGATAGCGTGGTTATTAAAATCTATTGGTTTGTTTAAGCGGTTGCCTTGCTTATCGGTATCCCAAACATACGAGCGTAATTCTTTAATTAAATTACTGCTATTCGACGTTACTATGTATTCGTTACGCTGCATTACGTCTATTCCGTAGTTTATTGAATCCTTGCCTTTGGTTACTCCTTTAATCGTTACACCAAAGCGTTTTATTTCGTCTATACTTTTCGGCTCGGAAGAATCCGCGTAAACGGGTACGTGTTTTGGTAAGAGTTTCGCGATGTCGCTATTTAGTAACCCCGTTTGGTAGGCTAATTCGTTTACTATTCGTTGACCGTTGTAATTGTATATTTCTATTATAGCGGTCGGGTCGTTTGTATAACCGAAGTCCAACCCTATCCCTAACAACTTCGCTTCTTTTGGTATCGTGTCTATTGTTTTCCAATTTGAGAACACCACACCTTCTAGCATTCCTAATTGACCTTCACCGTAAACCTTCCACCAATTCGCCCAATAACTAGACGTCTTTGCTTTGTCGCGGTTCTTTTCGATTTGTTCTACTATACTTTGGTCTAAGGCTTCGTTATCTTTATAAGTAAGAATTAAAAAGTCGGAGTCGGGTTCGTCTTTTAGTTCCGTGTGAACCCAAAATTCGTTAGCAGGGTTGAAATCTAAATAAACTTCCTTTCGTGTTCGAATAGCAAGTTCGTTATAAGAATCAAAGGTAACGTTATTGCATTCGTTGATATATAAAATGTCGCGCCTTGCTCCTCTTAACTTGCTCGAATCGTCTGCGCTAAAAAATTCTATTACGCTTCCGTTCTTAAATTCGTAAGTAAGTAAAGATTTGTTAAATTGATTTTCGTTAAATCGGTTTGTCCATTTTAGAATCTTAATAAAGTCCTTTAACGCTCCCCGTCTTAAATGCGGTATTGTTTCTGCGACTACCGATATTTCTAAACTTGGAATCATTACAGCCTTGTTAATTAATACAGCTAAAACCGAATACGTTTTCGAAGCGGAAGTTCCACCTTGAATAATTTTAATCCGTTTTTTAAGGCTTAGAACCTTATTGGTCGCTGTTGTCCTCTTGAACATCGGGGAATAAAGGTTGCTCCATTAACGTTTGTTCGATTTGTTGAACGGGTGCGCCATAGCCACTATCCATTAAAGCCTTGTAAGCGTTTACGTCCCCTTCCCTTGCTTTTTTAATTAGCGCTAACGTCATTAAATCTTCTTGGCTCATTGTCTCCTGTTCACCTGTTAAAGGGTTCTTTAGGCTTTGATTAACTTCAAGCCACCTCCGTGCTATTGTGCTTCTATTCTTTGCTCCTTTAGGCCTTCCGTTAGGGTTTCCGCTTTCGCCTTTTTTAAATTCGTGTTTTTGTATATTTTCTTTATTTGGCATATCGCTGTTTATTCGCTGTTATTTCAATTCAACTCCATTCTTCTTAATAACTAAATTTGGGTCTAATTTTTTCATTCGGTCAATAATAACTTGGCAATACTTAGGGTCTAATTCCATTCCGTAACATTTGCGTTTAAGTTGGTGTGAAGCTACCATTGTTGAACCACTGCCGCCAAATAAATCAAGAACTATATCATTTACTTTACTACTATTATTTATAGCCCTTTCTGGCAATTCAATAGGTTTTTGAGTTGGGTGATATTCATTTTTAGATTCTCTTTTAACATCCCAAACTGTTACTTCATTTGTTGGACCATACCAATATGGAGATTGTCCTTTCTTATAACAATAAAAACAAGGTTCGTGCTTTTGTTTGTATTGAGCAGATAACGCACCAAATTGAGCCATATTTTTATTCCATATAATTTGACTTCTTATTTGTATATCATTATCGCCCAAGTGAGAAGCCATATCAGCATATCCAGCAGCGTGCCAAATATACATAGCTACTTTATCAATTGTAAACAAATAAAGATTTGGTATTACTTCTTGATATATACTTGTATTTTTTTGGTCATTATCTAATTTTGTTCTTTTAGTTAATGCTCCCCCTTGATAATCTACTCCATAAGGCGGGTCGGTAAATACCATATCAGCCTTTTGCCCGTTCATTAGCTTTGCCACTTGGTCGCTATCGGTTGAATCCCCACAAAGTAAACGGTGTTCGCCTATTTCAAATAAATCTCCTAAAACTATGTCCGTGTTTATCTCGTCAGGAATTTCGTAATTATCTTCTTCAGCTTCAAGTTCTTCTGCAACCGATAAATCAACTGGCAAATCTAAACCCCAATCGTCTAATTTTTCTACGTCCCATTCATTCGCTAAACTATCCCAATCCCATTCCCCAAAACCTACGTTATCTTTGATTAAAAACTCCGCTTTTTGTTCTTCCGTCCATTCATCTGCTAAGATTATTGGTATTTCTTTGTAGTTTAGTTCTTTTAACGCTTTTAATCGCATATTTCCACCCAAGACAACGTATCTACCATCCGTGTCAGTAAAAACGATTAACGGGCGCTTATTAAGCATATCGGGAAACTCCTGTATGCTCTTTACAAGTTTATTAAACTTTTCGTCTTTTATTATCCGTGGGTTCTTTGGGTTTGGTTTAACCTCGTTAATCTTCACTAACTGCATCTTGCTCCTCTTTATAAATTGCGTAAAGTTGGTTTAATTTGTTCACTACTTCCCGTAGACAAGAACCACACGAAGTAGGTTGCATTCTTTGCTTAAATACTCGATTGTAAATCTTTAATAGTTCTCGTTGTTCACTGGGTGCAACTGAATTTCTACCCTTCTTAAAGAATTCGTCTAGGTAGGTGTATTCGTCTTCCGTTAGGCATTCGGGTTTAGTGTATCTCCAAAGGTCGTTTAACTTTTGTTTGCGTTCTTCGCAGCCGCAGTCTTCGCCTAATACCCATTTAGCTACCTTAGCTATTCCAGTAACTTCTAAAATGTTTTCTACCGTGTCGCCTAATCCTTCGGCTTGTTTTTTTCTTGGTCGTGCCATAGTTATTTTATTTAATTAATTCGTAATCCTCGTTTTTGTAGTCCTCGTAATCCTCCTTAAATTTATTCCTTACTTTGCTTTTGCAGTTCTTTAAGGTGTTAAAAATTGAACTAGAACTTATTGTAGTTTCTTTTGCTATATCCCTTATGCTTAAATCCGTGTCTTTATAGATTGTAAATAGTTGCTTGTCGTACCAGTGCCAAGAATCAACTTCTTCGTGTATCTTACTCAGTAATCTTGTATAGGCTTCTTCTTTAGTTAGGTTGGTGGGTTCGTCTTTTAATACGGCTAACTCGTTTAGGCTTACCATTGCGTTCTTTTTTTCGCTCTTAATATGTAATAGGTAAAGATTGCGTAGAACAAAATACATAAAACCTTTGTTAATTTGTCCATCCTGTATAATGTTTTCGGGTTTGCAATACTTGTGTAATCTAAGGTAAGATTCTTGTACTATATCTTCAGCAAAGAAATCTTCGCCGAAACTTTGAACGAGTTTAACCCATTCTTTGTGGTCTTTTGCAACTATTTTAAGCCATTCCATTTGCTTAGTTTGTCGTCAAATATAATAATTAATTTCTAATCACAACAACTCACAAAAAACCCCACGTTTTACGGCGGGGTATTTCTTTACTTAAAACCTTTTTGCGTTCGATATACGTATTCGTCTAAAGTTCTTAAAGTTTTTATGCTTACCAACGCTCCACTTAAAAAGCGGTCTATTGTATATTGGTGCATCTTTAACCCTTTGGACTTTATTTCCTTTACTACTTGGTTTCGTGTTTTCGTAAGAAGAATTTCTTTTAACTCCTTCCGTAATGAATTATCGTCTATAAACATAATTAAAATGGTAATGAATCGTCTTTTTCTATTACTTGGGTGTGGACTTGTTTCGGGGTTTCGTTCAAATAAGGCTCACTAAATGAACACGAAAAGTATTTTAAGCCTTTGGAAGATTCTTTAAGCCAAAGCGCTATTTCCATTTCTTTGCCGTTTACGTTTACTTTTCCCCTGTAGTCGGGTTGGTTACCTTGTTTTTTGTCATTCTTAAAGATTGCTCCAGTGTTTGTTTTTGTTTCCATATTACTTAATTAAATTTATTACTATTATTACTCCCGTTACATATCCAAAGGCTAACGAGAAAGCCATTTTAATTCGTTCGCTCCAAAGTTTGGATTCTACCATATAACCCGCAAAAGGTAAACCAAGAAACGGTCCTATAAACGCAAAGAACAACATTCCTAACGTGTTTGCTTCCGAAACGTATCTAATGTAAAAGGTAGAACATATTTCGATAATTAAAGCGCTTAAAAAGATTAGTCCGTATTTCATTTGTTTAGGTTTATTTCGTGGTCGTTTAAGCTATCGTTTAGAAAATCCCGCATTCGCTCAACTATTAACATTTCGTCTTTGTTTAATTCTTCGTACTTGTACATTTTACGTAGTTCCTGTTGAAGTTCCCAAAGAACGTTTAACATCGCAGTACCTTTGTTAGCGCAGTAATATTCTACTTCGTCTTCGGGTAAGTTAAATTCTAATATCGCCTTCATATTTCCTTCTTTAGTTTTTCTATGTATAACGTAGCGTCCATTAGTTCTTCTTGTAAGTGGTTTAACCACCCTAATAAATCAACGTCTTTTCTATCTAGGTTCGTTCCGTATTTTTGTATCCCGCGTTTACTTCGTTCGTGATATTTTGTCATTACTGCCATTAGTACCGTGTCTTCGTGTTTTATTTCGTTTTCGTGTGTTATGTTCATTTATAATATTTTAACATTATTGAATAAAATATAGTTCCAAAAACGAATCCAAAACCAAAAAACAAAAATCTTAATATTCTATTGTTAAATTCGTCCCATTCTTTTTGTTCTTCTTGTGTCATATCGTTTTCATTAATAAGTTATAGTATTCACGGCATAACTCAACACGCTCTTTGATTTGTTCTATAACGGCTTCGTCTTTTTGTACGAACCAATATTTAACCCTTCGATTGTTTGGTATATGTCCGAACTTGTGTTTAGATTCTATTTCTTGCCGTAGTTCCGTGTTTTCGTCAATTAGGTGTAACTTCCAATGCGCTCTTCTTACTTCGTCTTCAACCATTTCTAACGGGGTGTCGATTAAACAATACGCTAACACGGATTCCGTTTTACCCGTTAACCACATATACCCTTGCAACTGATAATAATAATCTTTGTTTGGTATTTCAGTTTCGAAGAATGGAAACGTTGAAGCATCCCAACTACTTTTAACATCGATTAATACTTCGTCCGTGTTTACGTCGGGGGTTCCTTTTATCCAATCGTTTTCAAAAAATTCATCGTTCTTGTAAATGAACTTATAATTCAAAACCTCGTTAACCAACGCTATTGAAAGGTCTTCTACTTCGTTACCTTTATCGGTGTAACGTGAACTAAATTCCTTTTTGATTCCGTATTTTTCTTTCAATACAATTTCTTCTACGTAGGACTTAGCCGTTTGCGATAGGACTTCCCCCGACTTGCGGGGGTTAGTCATTATCTTACCAATTTGAGAACATCGGACTTTCATACGTTTTCGAGTAATTTAATTTGTGAATCGGTTAAACTAAAGTTCGCCAGTAATTCCTCTTTAGTGTACTTACCTTCTGCGATTGCTTCCAAAGCCTTACCTAAACGCTTTTGGTCTATACTTGGCTTCTTTGGTTCGTGTTTTACTTGTTCGCCACTTGCGTCCGTATCTTTATCAGTAACTAATCCAAGCGCGGAACTCAACGCGTATCTTCTAAAGTAAGTAACACCGCTTCCAAAACTTTGGTAATCGTTCATTCCTTTTAACGTAACTTGCGGTATAACAGTTTGGCTTTCTATGGATTCCCCCGTTTCAACGTGGAAAATTACCGTTACTATGTAATTCGAACCATCTTTAGAATTAAGCAACTGCGTAAAGCCTAGTCCGTGTTTTGCTAACAACGGGTTAATCTTTTCAAAAATAGCGGGTAAATCCGCGTAAGAATACCCGAAGCCTTGCGTACCCTTGTGAATTACGGGAACTTCTTGTTGGAAGGCTGCCAACGATTTAAATAAATGTTTCATAGCGTATATATTTTAATTACATACAAATATAAACATTATATTTTAATATGCAACTATTTTTTTTATATTTTTTTTCCTTGTTCTATGTTGATTAGTGCGTATGTCTTTTCTACTTTGTTGATTATATCGAACTCGGTTGTTTGTGGCATCCGTTTATCGGTAGTCCAAGTTGGCTTAATTACTCGTAAATCGAATGCGTAAACTCCTTCGGGGGTTGAATTGATATATAACGGGATTTCGGTTTGTTCTATGTATCTTTTTACTAGTTTAAAATACTTGTCTTTTTCAATAAGTAAATTAGGGTAGTGTCTTTTCCTGCATTTCAGTTCGATTCGTGTTTTAGTGGACTCCGAAAAGCAATCGTAAAAAGAATACTTGTCTTTGCTTTGGGTTAAATCGTCCCAATACTTACATTTTAAGTAATCAAATAGCGTTTGTTCGTTCATTTATCTTTTGTTTATAGCGTTTAATAATTTCGTTTAATTCGTCTTTTGTCCATTTTTTAACATCGTGAGCGCGGGAATGTAATTCGATTAGCCTATCCGCTCCTATTCGTTTTTGTATTCCTATTTGGTAGTTAAGTAAGTTTCCGTGTTTAAATTGATTGCAAGTTACGCATTGCCCGTGGACGTTGTCTTCGTCAAACGTTACCGCTTTGTGTCCACCCATACTAAAATAGTGTCCCGCATCGTATTTTGCGCCTAACGGCTTTTCGCAACTTACGCAAGGTTTATCTTTATCTCTTAGTCGTATGTACTTGTTAAACGTTATTTGAGCCAATTTAAGAAGTTCGGGTAGCGTTTGAAGTTCGTCTTTTAATAACTTCTTCTTTTTCTTCCATTGCTTTTCCTTTTCAGTTTCTACCCAAATACGAACGCAGTCCGATTCTAAGCAAAACTTTTGATTAAACTTAATGGGAGTAAACACGCTTTTACAATTTTTACATTTCATAATTTTAACAACCATTGTTCGTATATATTAGTAGCTATTTGTGCCGTCATTATTGGAGGTACTGACATTCCAATTAAATAATGAGGTTTAACATCTAAAAAATTATAATCTAGTGGGTAGCTGCCCGCTTTTTGATTTTCAATGTTATTCAAATACCTACATTCATCAAATAAAATATTACAATCTTTTGCGGTAATTGTATTTAATACTTTATGATTATAAATATAATTATATGAAAAAAACTTTTCTTTTCCCGTTTCTCTTTTAGTTGAACAACTCATATCCGAATCGCCATTTTTTCTTAAATTCCATATCCTTGGTAATTCATTTCCTTTTAATGGCCTATCTATTTTGCCGCTATAATCTCTTATTTCATTAAATATTATTATTTCTTCATTAAAATTCATTTCTATTTTTGGTAATTCCGTAAATATATCAGCTTGATATAAAAATTTAGTTGCTAAATCTTTACGTAAACAAATAAAAAATACACGTTCTCGCCTTTGAGGTACGCCCATTTTAGAAGCGTCAAGTAAAAAATGTTGGCAATAATAACCTGCTTCATCGAATGCTTTGTATATCTTAATTACATATTCTTTTGCAGCTCCTAATAAAAGACCTTTTACGTTTTCAGCCACTACAACTTTTGGTTGTAGTTCTTTTGCTAAATCAATAAAATCAAAAAACAAAGTGTCTAAAACTTGTAATTCTTGACCCTCACGAAAAACCTTTTCTTTGCCCCAATCTTTTTCACGATTTCCCGCCATTGAAAAACTTGAACAAGGCGGTGAACCGTCTAAAATATCTAATTCATATAACTCTTTTGGTAAATCTTTTCTTTTGGCAAAAGTCGTAATTGATTCGTGATAACTAAATTTTGGTTTATGATTTTCTTTGTAAACTTCTATCATTTTTTTATCAATGTCATTGTGTCCTATAACATCAAAACCTGCTAATTTATACCCCATAGTTGAACCACCACCACAAGCAAAACAACTAAATACCTTTCCTTTGTCTTTTGTAAAATTGGCATCTTTTAATGTCCAATTATATTTGAATTTATGTTCTTGTTTCATATTAAAATCTTATTGCGTTTAGTTCGGCTTTAAGCCTATTGTTTTCTTCTTTAAGTTCTAAGTTAATTAACTCGGTTCTATATCCGTTTTGGCGCATCGCTCTAAATTCTTGTTCAAACTGGTTCCACGATAACTTAACTTCTTGTATATGCGCTAACGTTTCTTCCATTGAAGTAATTAAGTCGGTTCTATTTGGGTGCTTCGTCTTTATTTCGTCTAAACTAGATTGTATTTTAGCGTAAGTAAAACCTAATAAAACTTGGCTTCGTAAAATAGTGTAATCGTCCATTAGAATAGTTTTTGTTGTGAAATATGGTTTTTAATTCTTTGTATCGCTTTTTCGTAGTATTCGGAATCTAATTCACAAGCGGTTAACTCAAAGCCGTAGTCGTGGCACGCTATTGCAATACTTCCACTACCTAAATGCGTGTCAAGTATCTTGTCGCCTTGCTTTGCGTACTTGTCAAGAATCCATTTGTAAAGTGCAACGGGTTTTTGTGTTGGGTGTATTCTATTTAATTGGTTGGGGTGTTTGTCGTATTTTTTGGCACTTGAATTAAAAGAAGTCCAAGCCATTTCGAATTGTGCAAATGTAACATCTTCAGAAAAACCTTTATCCCAAAGCAACCAACAAGAAGAAGGCTTTAAAAATTCAGTCATATAATTACCACCCCAAACAATTTGATTTGCAGAAACACGAAACAATTCACTAAAATATTTTTCATTTGGTATTTCACTATCTCCACCAGCAAATTTATGGTAATTACTTTTTTTATCTCCTTTTCTACGACCCATTGAAACATTTATGTTAATGCCATACGGCGGGTCAACAATAGCCAAGTCAAAGTATTTGTCGGGGTAACGTGCCATTAGTAGCATATTATCCTCGTTGGTTATTCTTATTTTATTTGTTAGTTCCATTTCTCATTTGTTTAAGTGGGTTAACCCCGTAAACTTCAAAGCCTAAACCCGAGTTAAAATTACATATAATTTGGTCGTTGATTCCTGTGTGCTTACCGCCCGTTTCCATATCCTTTATTTTTTCCACTCCTATCATTGTGTTGTATTTCATTGTTTCGTGTTTGATTAGCCTGTGAATAACAAACATATCGTCGCATCGGTTTAGAAAAGCCTTACCGCCTTCTATGTGGTCTTTTAATGGTGGCTTCAAATGTCCCTTAAAATCGCCGTCCGTGTATAAATTGGCGCTTCTTCCACTTTCAGTATTTGGATGCGTGTTTATGTAAATAGTCATTCCCGTTTTGTTTACGAATTCCCGCGCCTTGTTCATAAAGGTATAATTTCCCTCGTATGTCATTTCGCGGTCTAACCCAGTAAACGGGTCAATTAAACCGACATCGCATTTTGATTTAGCGAAGATTTCCAAAAGTTCCAACGGCTTGTAAAGTTTGCTATTATCAACGAAGTAGAAAAATTGTTCTATGTACGCAGAATAGGAATGTATTTGATTAGTCGTTAAGTTCTTAAATGGTTCGCCAGAATACATTTGTATTAAATCTCGGAGTATTTGTCCTTTTTGGTTTTCTCCCGACCATATGCAGAATTTTAATCCGTGTTTTAATGCGAGAACAAGAAAGTACCAAAATACCCAATAAGTTTTACCAACGTTATCGTGTCCTAAAATGATGTTTAGTTGCTTAGGTTTGAATCTTAAATAATCGTCTAGTACGCAGTCAATTTTTAAGCCTTGTTGAATCTTACCTTCTTTGTAGTCAAGTAAGTATTGTAAGCTATCTCCTTGTTTAGTTAGCATCTTTGTAGTTTCTAGTGTCTTTATAATTTAACTTCGCCAGTATGTTAGCCGTTTGTTGTAAATCGTCGGATAGTTCGGTTTCGTGTTTAGGTAGTTTATCCCAAAATAAACCCTGCCACCCGTTTTCTATGGAATTGTTAATTACAAACTTACATTGTTCTTCCGTAAAGTTTTCCATCTTAGCTAAAATAGTTTCTTGAGTGGCTTCTTTAATTGGCTTCTTAATTTGTTTTCGGTATTCAATCCACCTATCCAAAATAACTTCTTTATTATTCTTTTCTTTCTTATCATTCTTGTTTGTTGTTAGTTGTTTGTTAGTTGTTTGTTGTTTGTTTGTTAGTGGCTTGTTAGTTTCTTCGGTTTCGTCTTGGTAACACTCATATTTACAGATAGTTACGATAGTAAATTTGTTTGTTGATTTTAACTCTATTTCGTTCGTCTTTTCTAACTTGTTTAATAGTGTTCTAATCGACTGCAAACTGATTCCAGTATCGGTTGAAATCTTACCTAAAGACGAAATAAATTGACCTCGTTTAATATCAACTCCTTGCCATTGGGAATCCTTGTGGTTCGCTTTCAATAGCAAGTATATAAACAAGTGTACCGCTTCGCTTTTCTCGAACCACTGCCAATCTAAAAACTTTCTATGTATCTTAATCCATCCGCTCATAATACACTTGTAAAATGTAAATCAATTCTGCAACTTCTTCTTTTTCAAATTGTAAAGTATCGTGTTCCGTAGAAAACAATAATCTTTTAGTTAATTCGCCAATACTCAACGTAAAGGCTTCGTTACCGAAATCGGTGGTAAACTTTTCTTCTTTTAATAACATAACTTAAAATTTTAATCAATAAAAAAGCCCCTAAAATCCCGTGCATCCTACCTCACGTTCATTTAAGAGCTTAATAACTTCTTTTCGCATTTATAATGTAGGATGAATGCGTATGCAAATATAACTAATTAATTCAATATTTGTTCTTCAAGTTGAAAACTTATAAGATATTCACCGCGCCGTATTCGTTCTTGAATGTGTTCAAGGTCTTTTAATCCACCCGCGTTTTTAACGTCTAGGTATAAATCGTACATAGTTCTGTTAACCTTAAAGTTATTCATTTCAGCGCGAAGGTGTTCCGTGTCGTTTAAGAAGTGCCTATCTTTAATTGATTCCCAAAGATTAGCGTTATTAAAAGCGTGTATACAAGTTGCGTGGTTGAGTCCTAACATTTCGCCTATTTCAATATAGCTGAATCCGTACTGGCGCATTAATTTAATTACGTAACCGCGTTGGTTTACATACTTCCGTTTTCTGCTCCGTTTTCTTAAATCGTTTGTTTCTATTAAGTCCGTGAATTTGTTCTTTAGTTGCATTATAATTTTTTTATTTCTTGTTTAACTTCTTGCCACCATTCTGCTTGTAAGTGATACTCGGAAATTGTTTCTAAAATTTCATCTACGCAAATTAACGCGGCTTCTTTTGCTTGTCGTCTCCATAAAGACGAACTCCATTCCCAATTTCCCATAAAATCTCCTATAACACCTAAATGGTCTATATCCCCAAAGTTGGATAAAAGTTCTTCGGCTTTTTGTCTTGCAGTCATATCTCTTTTATGTTAATTATTAATTCTTCCCAAATATCTAACACTAACTTAGCGTGATGTTGGGAATACGCTTCTACAACGGATTTTGTTCGTTTTCTTCGCGCCTTCGGTGTTTCTTGGTAATAATGGGTTATTTCGTATGTCTTCATATTTTGCGTTTACTACGTTACAATAATGGTTAAAGTTAAAGTGTCCGTTTTTATGTAGCCAACCTTCGCCAGTAAGCCACCAACGAACTTGGTCGGGTAAATTATATTCTTCTTGAGTTCTTTCCGTTTTCATAAGCGTTTTGTAATTTGGTGTTATATTCTGCCTGTATAAATTCTTCGTGTAAATCCGAGTTCAATAAATCGTGGTAAATTTCACTCGCGATTAGTTGCAAGTCGTATTCGGTTAGCAAGTGTTCTAATTCGATTTCTAAGTCCGAGCGGTAAGCAACGGCCGAACAAATTGTTACGGTTAAGTCGTTATCTTCGTCTACGGATAACTCGAACGTGCATTCGCCTTCAAAAGTATCTGCGTAAAAGTACGCTAACGGGTAGTGAGTTTCTATTTTCATAAGATTATAAAATAAGCGATTAATAAAAGTGAAATAAAAAGCGTTCCAAATAGTAAGGTAAAATCGCGTATCGCGATAAGGAATAATTTTCCTTCGTTGTCTAATTCGTTGTAAAATTCTCTAAATCGTTTCATTTTTTAAGTTTAAGCGGTTAATTAATTCGTCAATCGTGTTCCATTCTTTGAATGCGCTTTGCGTGTCATTATCTAAATGGCCGAATGCGTTTTTACATTCTTCGTAAATAAATCTTAACTCCTGTTCGTAAGCTAAAATCTCGTTAATCATTTCTTGTTTTTCCATAGCGTTTTGTTTTTGTTCGTTAATAACTATACGCAAATATAAATACTAAGTTTCAATCCACCAAACTTTTTAACAATTTTTTTTCACTTTTCTACAAAATAATTTATAACTCGTTGATTTTCAAGCGTTTTTAAGGCATAAAAAAAGGGGTATCTCTACCCCTCTAAACGCTATATGACAAAACTACAACGGAAATTTAAAAGAATCTATGTTCTTTATTAGTGAGTTATCAACTTCTTTACATTCAATTTTCAAGATTCTACCGCCTAATGGCTTTGGTGGCGCTCCACGTTCAACGTGCCAACCGAATGCGCCTTCTCCGTATTCTTCTTTGTATGTACCAGTAAGCATTAAATGAAGTTGACGTTGTTTAACTGAGTAACCGATTTTAGAATTGTGCTTAATTGTTTCCCTAACATCGTTACGCGAACTATTTTCGTGAATATGACCCATACTAAACACGTCGAAATCTTCGTACATTTCAAGGGAACGAGTAAGGTTTAACGCTCCTTTAGTAACAACACCACCGCCACCAGAGCCGTGGTAATACTTTACCTTTGTAGTTACGTTAGCGTTGCCGTGAAAAGTTTGTTTAATAATTACCCAACCACCATACCCGCCCGTTTGAACGTTTGAAGAACATTTATAGTTTAATAGGTCTACAAACCTCCTTAAAATATCCGTTTCTTGAAACTTAATAATTGCTGTTTCGTGGTTTCCGTAGCCAATTACTTTAATAATATCAGCGTAAGGTGCAAACCATTCCGCAGCCGTTTCTACGATGCTATCTAAATAACGGGTGTTATTGTGTTCGGGTCTAATGTCCGACTTATTGCGGCGATTATCTCCGCGCCCTTGCATTAAGCAAAAGAAATCCCCATTTATAATTACGGGTATGTTATTCTCTTTGCAAAAGTCCAAGTGCTTTTTTAATAGTACCCAATCGCATTTAGGGTTATCCCAATGCAAGTCGGATAGCATAGCTACGTGAACTTGCGTACCCACTAATTGTAATTCGTGGATATTTTTTCCGTGTTTTATTACATTCATAAATGTTAAATTTGCCCGAAATATCGGAAGAAAAGACGAACCCGAGAAATAAAGGTAGAATTTAGAATAAACCGAAGAACGAATCCGAGTACAAAAGCAAGAAACACCAACCACCACGAAGTGCGATATTTAACCACTTGCGAAGCCTTAGCAGTTTTCCATTTTGTTTCGCCTTGAATCTTTAATGTTTTAACACGTTCTTTGTATTCTATTCTAGTTTGCCAACGTGTTTTAGGAATATATATATTTTTGTAATTTATTACCGTATCGCGATACGCGATAAATTTCTCCCAAACAATAGTATCGTTTTTAATTACGGGGAACGAATCTAACGTAGTTATTCGTATCGTGTCGCTATCTTGTACCACCTTTAGCCCGTGTTTAAGCGCTTTTTTATAGTGGTATTGTGCTTTGCGTTCACTTGAACACGAAAGTAGCGTTAAAACGCTTAAAATCGCTATTATTCGAATCATAAACTTTGTAACATTTTAATCATTCTCGGACACGGGTAAATATCCGCTTTGTCTTTTCTCACGCTGTTATGCGTATAAATCCCCTTAGAACCCTTGAACGCTTCGTTATCTAAACTCCAAATTTCTTTACGATAGGTTTTAGGAATTCCGTACGTTTCGCAAAGATATACGACTAACTGCCGTGTGGCTTCTATTTGTGCATCCGTGTATTTATACCAATGTTTGTAACCTTTGTACGGAGTTTGCAAAGTGGTAACATACGAAGGGTTTATTTCCCCGCCTACGTAGTTAAAGAATTTTCCGTTTTTTTCTTTGAGCATTCCCCAATTACAAACTTCGATACCTACCGAAAGTTTATTTAAGTTCTTGTAAGGTAGTCCACGCGTTGTAAAATCCTGCGAATCTATTCCCAAGTGCCAAGCCCAATGCTTAGAGCTAAAACATTGTACTATCGTTCCATTTTCCCCAACTACGAACGCGGTTGCTATTTGTGAATCGTTGCTATTCCAAAAACGTGCAACTCCTTCTGCGTTTCCGTTCCCTGCGGTATGGTGTAAATATATCTGCGTTTTGTCGCTTACTTCTTCGAAGAACTGTCCTTTAGATAAACGCTTTTGTACTATTTTTTGAATGTCAAGGCTTGAACTCATCCCATTCTTGTTTTTTCGCTGTTATAAACTCCTTAAATGACTTTAGAACGTCTTTTTTAGTTACGTCAAAGTAACTTTCATTAATACTTTTTAACTCCGTGAAAACGCAATAAAAGGTAAAAGCCTTGGTTAATACTAAATCAACACTAACAAACAATCCGATTAAATCTTCAAGAACGTATTTCTCAAGGAAGAAAACGCAAACAATCGCGCCTGCGTAAAGTAATGTTTTAGAAATCGTACGGGCAAAGCCTCGAGAACGTAAAGGTAACTTCAACTTTTTACTTCGCCATATACCCGCGATTAAATCTAACCAAATAAAAAATATAGTTATTGAAACCATTCCTTTAACAGGTGCTAAAATAGCTAAACACGAAAGTAAAAAAAGTTGAAGTTTAGTATTCATTGTAATAATAGTTCAATAAGTCAAACGCTAAATTAGATGCGTAAGCCACTGCAAAAAGTTTGATAAATATGTAAGGCGCTTCGAATAAGGCTACCAAAACACCTGCATAAGATAGTATGTAATAAAGTAAAGAAAGTCCGCGTAAGTGGTTATTCATATAAAGCGGTTATAAAGTCATTAATATTCTCGTAAGTTTCTTCGTTAATTGACATTGTAGTGTCGCAAAGAATTACGCCTTTATCAGTTGGCACGTGTGCTTGTGTTTCGTCTAGAATTTCCGCTTCGCCTTGGAAGATATATTCAAGTTCGCGCATAACGAACCCGCCTTTAATGGTTGTTAGATTAATCATAAATTTGAATTGTTACGCGTTTATGTCCTAAGTTGTCGGGAGTAGTTGTTGAGTTTTGAACGGCAAAAATTAAATAATAATCAATAGCGGGATTAAAAGAAATAAGCGCTATTCCACCAGTGGTTAAATCATTACTAACAAAGCCCGTTGTTAAATAAACATTCAAGTTAGTTCCGTCAAAAAATATATTCCTTCGCCAATTTTGTATATAATTAGTACCCGTCATTTGTGCGCTTGTACCTAACAAGGTCGCACCCGTTAAACTATTGCTTGTATTAATATAAACACGACCTGTTGAAGTTGTTGAACCCGCTGATTTTAACAATAAACTTTGAACAAATAGAGTGTTATCTGCTACCAATGTTCCCGAAGGAATCAAAACTGAAGCGCTAATTTGGTTTGTCGTTCCCGTTAGGTTTAATCCGTTTACGCTTGCTAACGTTCGGGGGTTAGTTTCGGGAACGGGTATCGCGTCTATAATTTCTGCGCCTGTAATGCTTTTAGTTATAAAGCCGTCGGGGGTGGATTCCGAAATTTCGAGTAAGTCCGTTTCGCTTAGTGGCGCTCCTTTAGGTGTTAACTCACTTATTCTTATTGACATTGTTTAACTTTTTAATTAGTTTTTGCAACTTAATTACGTTGCTTTTCTTTGGTGTGTATTCCTTCTTTATATTACCCATCCCGTATAGTTTGAATCCGTGTTTGGATATATATCCGAGTTCGTGTTTGTATAGTATTCAGGAAACGTGTTACCCGAAAATGTCATAAACTGAATAAAACGCTCCGTATAGTTTTGCGCTAAATATCTTTGCTTGTCTATAAGGAAATCAACTTCGTTTTTATCAACGTTAGAAGCGTTTTCCGAACTATGTTTAAATATACCCTTGTTCGCCATAGTGTAAGCCATAAACGGCAAGTATTCAACCATTGCCCAATGGATTAACATAGGTTTTAAATAGGTCTCAACTAAATCTAAATACGGATTCGCTAACGTTCCCGCTACTATATCCGCTTTAATTTTATTAAGTAGTTCCGTTCCCGTGTATTGTTGTATATGGATGTCTTGAGCGACTTTAATCCATTGTATAAATGTATCGGTATCTATGTTTCCGTTAAGTGCGGTAAATCGCACCAAATCGTCTCGTGTAATTAGTAATGCTTCTGCCATTTCTATTTAGGTAAAAATCCTCGGTTCGGCATATCGATAGGTCGAGTGCTTACGAGTGCATTGTTTTTAATTTTATATCCAAATTTCTCCGCTTTACGTACGGCAATTTGTTTAGCCTTTGGGCTATTTACGTCTATTCCAAAACGACTATCGAACTGCGCGTAAACTTGCTTATTCCATCGGTGGTGGCAATTTGGTCCGCCTTTATATAACCAAATATCGTAGGTTAAATTTCCTTTAGGTCCGAAGCCTATTTGTTCGCCTTCCGCATTAACGTAATATCCGTTTACTATACTTTTACTCATTCGTAAAATATCTTCTTTTCGGTATATCTTTTTAGACGATTTCATTAACTTACAAAAAGGTCTTGTCTTACCGCTTTTCCCGCCGTCTTCGCCTTCGTAAACATATCTAGTAATAAACTTAACCCCTTCGATAACTTCGTCTTGTTCGGACTTAGCGTTAGGGAATGCGATACCAGTATTTACCAATTCAACTAAACGAGAAAATAAACTTTTTTCGCCTTTAAGCGCGTTGTTTTCTTCTTCGTCCGTGTCGTAATCTACTGGCGCTTCGTCTATTAATAGCCAATCCGCTTGCGGTTGTTCGCCAAATTCTTGTAAGGCTAACGCTATTTGTTCTTCCGTGCTTTGTGCTTTTAATTCGGTTGTATCCGCTCCCGTTTCTTCCGTTACTTGTTCTTCCGTTTGTGCGTTTTCTAAGTCCGTAAATTCAAGCGGTTTTAACGTTCTAAAGAATAGTTTTAACGCGATTCCGTTATAAGCTAAAACCTTATCAAACGCTTCAAGTATTTCGTCTTGAAACGGCTTAATAATCATATTATTAAACAAGATAAACGAGTTTTGTAACTCATCTGCGTTAGAACTGAATCCGTTAGCCGAAGCAATACCAAATAACAAAGGCGAAGTAACGTTATGACCTAGCATTATTTTGCGTAAACATTCTTCGCTTAGGTACGTGTAATGGTCGGGAGCATCGTTTAATGGAATATCGTCTACCGTGGTTTTTGATTCCGAGTTTAGGTTAAACGCTACGATAACTTTTTGACCTTTTGAACCCGTAAGTTTGCTTAATACTTTTTGGCTAATTAGGTCTTGTTGTTCTTCCGAAGGAACTCCATTATTAAAGTTAACTACTTTCGTTCCCGAGAATCCGTTTTGAACTTCGTTAATTAGATAATCCGATACCTCTTCTTCCAAAACTGCGTAAGGAATTGCGCCTTGATAGTCTGGGTAAGCGTAATATTTCATCCCTACTCCGTAAGGCTTAACGAACATTATTTCTACTTTGTCTTTTCCGTGTCCGAATGCGTTAAATCGTTTAGGCGGGAATCTGCGTACGTCTTCCCAATTATCGGAATAGTAATAACCCGTAATTTCGCCGTTTTCGTTGCATTTTTCCGCACGTAAAAGATTCACGGGCATATGATAAACCTTTAAGATTTTATCGTGCTTATCGTTGTAATGAACTTGCATTGCAAACTGCCCGAATAGTTTTCTATCGAATACCATTTTACGTAAACAATCGGAACTAAACAAGGTCATCATTTGAGCGTACTCGTTAGGCTTACGCGAAGCGTCTAAGGCGCTAAGACCTTTGCCATAAATTAAACGGCTTACGTTGTTTATTATCGCGCTGTTTGTAGTGGATTTCGTGTACCTATCTATTAAGTACCCGAAGTAATTGTTATCTTCGCCGAATTCTACCCACGCATCGCGTTTAGATTCTTGTATTATCGGTTGTTGATATTCCGCAAGTTGCAGTATGTGAACGTTATTACTCATACATTATAAAGTCGTTAGTTGTGGTGTTACTAATGTAACCGCCGTTATTTACTGAAAACGTGTCTATCGGTTGGTTAGTGCAAAAGATTCGTTCCTTTAGGACTAAATCTCCGTTCGCGTCTTTTAATACCATCCAATAAAAGTGGTTTTCTTCCGTGGGTAAGATAGCTGTAAATTGGTAGACGTAATCCCCCGCCGTAAACGTACCCGCAACCGTTGTAAGTACGTTCGTGTTTTCGTCGATTAGTTCGCACGTTGTAGGTGTACCGTAACGTGGTATAAAATCGAACGTTTGGCTTGTTAATTGTTCTTGAACTACTATCATATAAGTATAACTATTAATCCGTTTTTTTGTGCAATAAAAAAGGGGTGTTGCCACCCCCTTAACGCATATGAAACAAAGTTCTTAAGAATTAACTACCGTAGGGGAGTTAAGCAAAGTAACTAATTGTGCTTCAGTTGAAGCATCTAAGAAGTTAGCAGGTACGGCTTCTTGACCTGTAAAGGTTAAAGAATATCCGTTCATATCGCCTAACGCAGTTCCGTTAGAAATAGTACCCGCAGTTACGTCCATTCCGCGAAGTAATCCCGCAATAAAGTATTGACCCGCGTTTGTCTCAACGATAATATTAGGACGTCCGTAAGATAATAACTTAACTTGCTTGTGAGTAATCGCGTCTTGCTTCTTTAATTGAACGCTTAATACTTGTTCGAAGAATGTAGTTCCGTTTTCGCGTGAACTTGTAATAGTTGTTTCAAAGGAGTTTGTACCCTTCAATTCGAATTTGTAAATAGACGATGCAGCGGGCAAAGTAATTGCCGTAATTTGGTCTTCGTAACCTACCGTAGTATCGTAAGTAATGTCGGTTTCGTCGTAAAGTCCGTAATTAAGTACGTAAATGTTTTTAAGTCCACCTACAACGTCTTTACAAGGCTCTAATCTACCGTGTGAAATATCGCAACTCATTTTATTTTAGTTTTTTAATGTTAAAAAAAAGGGTGGCAGTTTTATCCACCACCCCGTTATATTTTGGTTAGGTTGATTATCCGTAAATTACGATGTCTTCGATAACTCCGTAAGTTGCACCCGCAGCCATTCGCATAACAACTCGAACGTTGTCATCGCCTAAGGTTGCAGAAGTATCAATTACTCGAACTTCTTGAGTGTCGCTTAACAAAGAACAACCGAAATAAAGGTTAGATACAGTTGTAGCCATCATAGTGTCGTTAGCCAATCCGTTAGCCATAAATACAGGCAATCCGTTGAATGTCAAACTTCCGTTAGCATACCATTGAGTACCCAAGTTG